AGTTGGACGAACGGGAAGTGAAGCTGGCACGGTGGGACTCGAACCCACAGCCTCGGGCTTAACAGGCCCTCGCTCTACCGACTGAGCTACGCGCCAGTTAGTGCGATTATATAGAGTTAAAAATCTGCATGGCTAACTCTCGCAGTTCTTCGCGCGTGAAATTGAGCCTGAATCTGGCGCTGTCAATCTTGCTTTGAATCGCATTGAATGCATCGGGGGATAGCCTGTTGCGATTCTGGTCAAGATTCACGGATGCTTCCGCAAGCTGCATCAGTGCCTCGTCCTTTGACAGACTCTTGCTATAGACGCCCTTGAGCCACTGCTTGCCGAGCTTCGCGGCTTCCTCGTCGCTCATCCAATTCTTGCGCATCTCTTCGTATCGCTTGGCTCTTCTGGCTGCACTGCTGTTCTCGTAGCCAGTTCCCGACCACTTCGCATACCATTCGTCGGGGTCATATCCCTCGATTGCGGTACGTCCCTTCTTGCCGGGAAGCACGATGCAACGACAATTGTGTGTTATAATATTGTTTGCAAAATACCAGCTAGATGCGGTTGTGAGGTTATAGACATGGCAACAATCTACACTGATATGTTTCTCCACAAGGCGGCACATCTCTACGCCAGCGGGTATTCCCTCAGTCAAATCGGTCGCTTGTATGGATGCAATCCCGATGTTCTTAGCGGCCACCTCAAGGGTCTCGGCGTCTACATCACAAGGATTAGGCGACCTTCTCCCAAACGATTCCCCATGCCCGATGACTTCCTCCCACGCTATGAGGCGGGCGAGAGTCTTAAGGCACTCGCCAAGTCTTACGGCATCTCCCGAACTGCCCTCTATCGTTGGCTCGATGAGGCTGGGGTCGAACATAGGAATCGGAGTGAAGCAAACAGGGTCAGAATGTCCAAAATGACCGCCGAAGAGAGGTCTAAGCAAGCTGCCGCTGCTCATGAAGCCGTTAGAGGACGCATCGTAAGCCTTGCCGAAAAAATCAAGCATGCATCTGCGCGAGAAGTAGCTGCTGCTGAAGGCAGGGTTACTATGAGCAGTGGCGAAGCCCTTATGGACAAATGGCTCACTACTCGCAATGTCCCTCATACGTTTCAGAAGGCGATAGGCCCGTACAATGTCGACTTCGCCATTGGCGATTCCGTCGCCGTGGAAATCCTCGGCGGACATTGGCACGCGGCTAAGGCTAGAAGAGTCAAGGAAAGCAAGCGAGCTAAATACATCCTCGATGCGGGGTGGAGCATCGTATTCATCTGGAACACTAAGCCCGTTCCGATGGTCGATGTTTGCGCGGAACAGATAGTCGCCATCGTTGACCTCGTTAGCGGGAACCCATCCGCGCGTGGTAAGTATTGGGTGATTAGGGGTGACGGAAAGATGGTCACCACTTGCGGTAGTGAGATGAACGATGGGGCCTTGGTACTCCCGTCGCGTTGCGCCTAGCACCTCGGGGCCAAACACCTGCGTGTCTCCCACAACGCAATGCGCGTGAACTCCATGCTCACCCTTCGCCGTGGCTTCGCTGTGGTACACGAATCCGCGACTTGCGAGCATCATGCAGAAGTCGCACGTCTCGCCGCCCATCGGGACGCGGGCGTAGCGGACGTTGTTGATTCCGCAGTTGCGCACCGTGTTCTCGTAGGCGCATCGAAAGACGTAGTACTCCGCGAGGTCGGAGGCTTCCTTATCGAACTTGTCGCGCATCCCCGCCACGAGGTCGCGGGCGTAGTAGTGCACCTTCTCGACCATCATCGCGCGGTTGATGGCATCGGGGAACATGACGGCGGGATTCGTGTCGATGCCCTCGGCCATGCATATCGCGTCGTAGAGCTGCATGGCGAGCGCCTGCGCCACGCTGCCCTGAACGTCGATGACGGATGCGATGGCATCGATCGCGTAGTCGCGCATGTCGGCCACGTCCATCTCGGGAGCACCTGCGAGCGTGGTGGTCACGAACGCCGCCGCCTGCCCTCCGAGCTGACCGAGCGCGTCGCGGTACTGCTCGACGGCCTTTGCCCTAACCCTCATCGGGTTCGCCCTCGCCCGACTGCGCCGTGGATGGCTGCGCTACCTCGCGCGGCATGGACGAGAAGAGCGCCTGCGCCGCCTGCATCGCCTGCGCCTGCTGCGTCTCCGCGCGGACGCTGCTGATGTCGGCATCGTCCATCCCCGCCATCTTCATGCCCACGGTCGTGCTGCCGAATCCCTCGATTACCGCAGCCAGCTTCGTCACGGCATCCACGCGCCCAGGTAGCGACGTGAGCATGGGTTCGGCGAACGACGCCTCGACGTTGCGCTGCTCGTCGGTGAGCTCATCCACCGCCACGTTCTCGTTGAGCGCGGCGAGCAATCGAACCACACGGACGATTGAGCGACGGTCGCTCTCGATGTCGCGCTGCGCGATGAGGCAGATGTCCTCGCGGCTTGCGCTGATTGCCTCCGCCGAACTCGGGTTGTCCTGCACGATTCCGAGCGAGTTGAGGGGCACGCCCGTCGCGCCGCTGAACTGTCCCGCGAGGAACCTTGCCTGCGCGATGAACGGTTCGGGCGAGTTTGCGGGGAGCTGCCCGTAGGTCGGCACGTTGCCGTCCGCGTCCCTCGTCGCGAGGAACATGGAATCGGCGTAGCGCATGGCCTTCGTGTTCACGAGCGTGTCGTACTGCTTCTTCGTGAGTCCGAGCGCGTAACGCTGCGGCATGGTGTAGTACGCTGACAACACTTCCATGCGGAACATCGTGCGCACCATCTCGTCCGAGATTCCGCGCACCGCGCTAGAGATGCGAGTCTTGCCGAACGGTTGGCGACCACGCGGACGATGGGCGAACGCGACTATCATGGGCGAGCGCTCGGGAACCGGCATCGTCTCAGCCGTCCATCTCGCGGGCGCGGGCTGGCGTAGCACGATGACCTTGTTCGGAAGGAACACGTTCACGACGGTCGGCACGGGAGTCTTCGGCGACCACGCCGTCGGCTCCATGCGCCCGATTGCCAATCCAGACGCGACCTCGGAGTGGTCGTAGTCGTGGGATGGCATTGCGGTGGCCGTCCTCGCGGAGTGGAAGCGCACGAACGGCCTGCCCGTTGACCTGCTCATGCCAACCACGCAGAACATGCATCCGTTCACGTACTTGTCCACGAGATGCGCAGAGTAGGCATTGACGAGTCCCACATCCGCCACGAGCGCCGTGATATCGTCGGTTGCGACCACGCCGTCGAACCTCACGCGGTCGGCGAGCGCGTCCACGGCCTTCTCCGGCCAATGGCACACCTGACGGTTCTGCAACAGCTTCGGGTCTACCTCGATGCCGTGGTCTTGCACGCGAAACGTCCCATCGTAGTAGGACTCCACCTTGTTGTTGTGGCCCTCGTGGTTGCCGAGCGACTCGACAAGACGCTCGACCTCAGCGCGGTCCTCTGGCGCGAGTCCCGCCGCGTCCTTGAGTCCCGAAAGGCTGATGTTCGCAATCAACCGCATTCACCTTCTCTCGATGCGTCGCGCTTGGTTGTCATGCAAGCCCAATACGCGAGCGCCGCCGCCTCCGCCGCTGTCGGGTCAACGCCCGTCGCGCCCGGTCCGAATCCATATCCGCCAGAGTTGCCGATGAGCCTTTTGCAGCAGCCCGTGACGGACTCGGTGAGCGCGGGTTGGTCGAAGTGCGTCACCTGTCCCTCGCGCACGGCATCCACGAACATCGCGCACGCGTCCGCGACGTTGCCTGTGTCGCACAGATGGATGGCGGTGCGTGGCACTATCGGCTCATCGTCCTCGTCCACTGCCGCCCTCACACGCTCGTACAGCGGCTTCGCGTTGCTCTTGCCGTCGATGACGGTGAGGGAAGTGATCGGCGCGGCATTGACGATGAAGTCGGCGAACCAGCTAGTCCCGTACTCCATCGACCGAATGCCATCGTCCACTATCTCGACGTGGGCGGGGCCGTCCTCGGGCTTGATGCAGCCGCACAAGACGCCCACCGAGCCATCGGGCGAGAACTTCGCGGCAAAGCACGTCTTGCCCTCCATCGGCGGGGTCGGGTTCGCGAGCTGCGCCCACTTGTGCGCGGATATCGGCGCGGACGCGACACCCGCCTCCTGCCACCATCCGAGACGTTCACGCGCGAATCCCTCGAGTGTCGTGTTGTCGAACTCCTCGCGCGTGAAATCCTCGTCCAACCTCACACCCATCGCGGGGTTGGTGTCATAAATCACGTCAATCAGGTCATCGAACGTGGAGCCGCGCTTCGGCGGGGACGTGACGCCCCACTCGAAGTAGCACGACCTCGGCGTGGGTGATTCCATGAACTTCTTGCGGCGCAACCTGAACACGTCCGCCGCAGTGTCGGGCGAGGGTGGCGTACCCATGTAGATGATTTGACGGTCGCCCTTCGAAGCGCCGAGCGTGAACATGAGCGCTTCCACATGCGCCGTCTGTAGCTCCTGCGCCT